CATCAATATCCTGTGTGGTCAGGGTCGTCGCCAAATATTTCTCAGTTTCCTGACAGTATTCCTTATACTGTTAAAGAGTACAACTACATTTACACAGGTAAAAACTCAGACATTATTGATTTTAAGATAGAGTTTAATAATACCTATCATAGTGCTATTAACACATATAACACACAGTTTGCTGCTTCTGAGTCAAGTGAGAATACCGACCTTGACATTGAGGGAAATGAGAAAAACGGAATACTTGGGTGGAGCCCAACTAAACTATCAACATATATTCCACAGTTAAAACTAGTGCCGTCAGTAACACCAATGCGTTACAAGCATGTTATTGGGGATCCTAATACTACAATAGGTATGAACATCAAACAACGTCCGGCAGCACAAATAGCCGCTGACACGTTAAAAACAATATATGGCTCAACGCCAAGTGGTAGCAACGACATGATTAATGTTCCTTTGACTATTGTTGGAGACCCAACTTTAATTAAACAAGACGATTGGTTATATGCACCAAGCCCGAGTAAGTCAACTGAATACAATGCATGGGAAAGTCAAAGCCAAGCAGAGTTTGTTGCCAAATACGGGCACCTAAGAATGGATGCCGGGCAATTGGTTGTATCGCTGACATTTAACACTCCGTTGGACATTGACTCAGATTGGGTCAATAACGGATTAGTATATCCCGCAGCAAATACACGCACAGCATTGTTCAGCGGGCAGTATCATATTATAACAATTGAAAACAGATTCCGTAACGGTAAGTTTGAACAACTATTAAACCTGGCTAGATTCATGAATACTGACTATGTACAAACATACAGTCAAAAGAAAACCAGTGAAAGAACTGGTGCAGGCAGTGAATCCGGTGACGCAGATGCACAAGAGGGCGGCTTCTATGGCAACCCAAGCGGTGCAACAGGAGACAAAAATCTTGTACCAACAAACACAGTAACTCCGTCGGGCGACTTAGAAATGACCGAAGAAGAACGAGCCGAAGAAGAACGTTTAAACAGTATAGAAGTCAAGTACGAAACACCAGCGTCCGACGAGGAGTTAAAAACTACTTGGGAAATTCAAGTCAACGGCGAAAGAGAGTAATCAACAATGGCAGATAATTCAGTACGTATAAGTGGTGCAGATCCGATAACCCAGGCTACAGGTAAGAAGTCTGGGTTCAACGTTGATCCGGGCCCGTACGAAGCTACAGTTGTTCGCCACGTTGAAGGAAGCCGCATGGGGCAACTTGAAGTGTACATACCTGAACTATCAGGTGTTACCCCGGAGTTATCAAACGCTATTCCTGTAAGCTATGCAAGTCCTTTCTACGGAACAACCTACGGCACAGACACCCAAAAGAATCCCGATGACGCTTATCGTTCCGGGCAAAGCTATGGTATGTGGATGATTCCACCCGACATCGGTTGTAAAGTATTAGTTACATTTGCCAATGGTGACTATGGTAGAGGCTATTGGTTTGCTTGTATCTACGATTCAACAAGTCACCATATGGTTCCTGGCCTGGGCAGAGCAGTTGGTGGCAAAGATAAAACACTAACACCCAATGAACAAATTAAAGTAGACGGTAGTAGCAATTTGCCTGTAGTTGAATATAGCACAGCGGTACCTACAGCGTTTCAAAAAGATGGTATTGAAAATACCCCAAGACACCCGCACGAATATCAAGCAAGTATTTTAATCAGACAGGGTCTGGATAAAGATAAAATACGCGGTGCTATTAGTTCTAGTAGCTTGCGTGAAAGCCCAAGTAACGTATACGGTATAAGCACTCCGGGCCGTAAGATTACCTCAGGCGATCAAGTTGCTGGGAAACCGCAAGCTGTATTTGCACGTCGCGGTGGACATCAGTTTGTTATGGACGACGGTGACAAGGACGGTAAAGACCAACTTGTGCGTTTACGTACTAGCGGTGGCCATCAAATCTTAATGAACGACACTGAACAAGTATTGTACATTGCCAGTGCTAGCGGTAATCATTGGCTAGAGTTTAGCAACAATGGACAGATAAACATGTACTCAATTGGCGGCTACAATCTACGCACAGGTGGAGTAATGAACTTGCACAGCGATGTGGCACTTAATATGAGTGCACCAAATATTAAAATGACAGCAATAGGTAATGAAAAAGTTCCAATGGGATCAGTTAAAATAGAAACCTCTGGGAACTTTAATGCTAGTGCTGTTGGTATGGCTAGTTTAAAATGTAATGGTACGCTAAGTTTAAGCTCAGTTGGTAAAGCTAGCTTGACCGCGGGCGGTTGGTTAACTGTATCTAGCGTAGTTAAAACAACAGTCAGTGGCGGTATGTTGTTATTAAATCCTTCTCCTGTTGGTATTCCGCCAATGCCGGTTCTTCCACCAACACCCAAAGTTTTAACAGACACCGTACTACAAGGCACAGCTTGGGTAAGCGGCGGCATGATAACCACTGGTTGTACAGTTGCCCCGGCACATGAGCCTTGGTTAGATAAAGACGGAAAAAGGCCTAAGAAATAATGGATCTAGGAATACAACACGCTAGTACGCAGGCACCTGCTACTCCGCTACCTACAGCATGGCTTGGTCGTGCAACAGCTCCGTTTGGACGTCCGGACTGGGCAGCAGTTGGTAATCTAACAGCAGTAGAACACAGAAACTTGTTAAGCCAAATAGCCTATAACTTTAGCGAGTGGGCATATGATAAGATTGGAACTGACAACAAACTAGGTAGATATCAGTTTACAGTCGATCAACTTGAATCATATGGTTTGTTAGCTCCGGGGTCGGTTACAGCATACGGCACAGATGCAGTAAACTATCAAAATTGCTGGCGAGCACCTGCAAATACTTACGCAGAATATCTAGCAGATGTTACTAATCTATTAGACTTTTTATCTAACAAAACAGCACAAGAGTTGTTGGCAAATCAACGACTATTAGATTTATATAACTCCTGCATTAGGATTAATACAATACAAGGCAACGACTCCAGCGAAGTGGTTGCCGGAATGTTATATGTAGCATGGATGTTGGGCGTAGGATCAGCACCAAGCGCAGGTAATCCAGCTGGAACAGGTGCGTATGCTTGGCGTTACTCAAACGTAGGCAACGGTGCCGCATACTACAATGCAGGCCGTTACGCAGTGGTGGTTTTAAGTAAATAAATACTATTATGATAACATATCGCGGATTCAGCACTAAACTCAGTGCCAAAAAATACAGTCTAACAGACTTTGTATTAGCCAAGCAAGACTTGATTAACTACTTTCAAATCCGTAAGGGCGAAAAGTTAATGCAACCTGAGTTTGGCACTATTATCTGGGATATGTTGTTTGAACCATTGAATGATGAAACTCAACAAATCATCAGTGATGATATCACACGCATTGTAGGATATGATCCACGTTTAGCAGTTGGACAAGTAGCAGTAAGCCAACAAGACCGTGGCTTTTTGGTTGAGATTACATTAACATACATTCCTACAGATCAAACTGATCTAATCGCATTAAACTTCAACAAAAATAACAATACTTTAACCACTAATTAACTGACCATATTATTACTGCCGATAAATACTTGATATAGGCAAAAATACATATGGCACAAACCACTCGTCAAACAAATCTTTTAGTCCAACAAGACTGGACCAAAATCTACCAAACGTTCACTAACGCGGACTTTACTAGCTACGACTTTGAAACGTTACGCAATAGTATGATCACGTATCTTAAGACATACTATCCAGAAACTTTTAACGACTTCCTAGAAAGCTCAGAATATCTAGCGTTAATCGACATGATTGCATTTTTGGGACAGAGCCTTGCGTTCCGTACAGATTTAAATGCACGTGAAAACTTCCTAGATACCGCACAGCGTCGTGACAGCATTTTAAAGCTGGCACGTATGTTAAGCTACAATCCACAACGTAACACTGGTGCCAGTGGCTTACTTAAAGTGGAAAGTGTAACTACAACTGAAACCTTAAACGACAGCTCTGGCATTAATTTGGCCAACGCTACTGTACACTGGAATGACCTAACCAACGATAATTGGTTAGAACAGTTTACAACTATTATGAATGCCGCGCTAGTAAGCAGTCAAGCAATTGGCAAGCCAGGTAATAGTCAAACTCTTAACAATGTTAAAACAGATGAATACACAATCGCTTTAAACACAAACACATTGCCAATTGCTGGATTCTCAACAGCTATCCAAGGCAGTACTGTAGCGTTTGAAGCAGTCAGCGCAACGTCCGTTGGCGAAAGCTATATCTACGAAGCTGATCCAACAAGCATTGGTAAGTTTAACATCCTATATCGCAATGACAACAACGGTAACGGTAGCAACAACACTGGCTTCTTTTTATACTTTAAACAAGGTAAACTAACTGCCACAGAGTTTAACATTGCTAACGCTATTCCAAATAACTATGTAACAATTCCAACTAACAATATTAACAATACTGATCAGTGGTTATATAGCCTAGACGTTAATAAAAATGCTAGCGAGTTATGGACCAAAGTTCCTGCCTTAAGTGGTATCAATGTTATCTATAACCAATTGTCACAAAAGAATTTATATCAAGTAAACACACGCACAAATGACCAAGTTGACTTGGTGTTTGGTGATGGCTCATTCTCAAATGTTCCACGCGGACAGTTCCGTTTTTACTATCGCACAAGTAACGGCACAACATATTCAATTACCCCAGACGACATGTCTAGCGTAAGGGTGGCAGTCAGCTACATTAGTAAAAAGAATCGTCATGAAACGTTAAGTGT